GATGTTCAACTGCCCGTTGTAGGTGTCTAGATCAATCGGGTAGGTCTGGGTGGCTGTGACTGCGCCCTCTGCGCTGCTGCTGTCACCCCCGACTGACTTGGGGTTGTTGAACCCAGAGCCCGAGTTCTGTAGCGGCAAAAGCTGCATGGTCAGGCTGGGCGTTGTCCCGGCGGTGGAGCCGTTGAAGGTCAGGTCTGGCAGCATCCTCCAGACAAACGCAAAGTTGTGCCCATCGCCAATATCAAATTGAGATGATGTGATGAATGCAGTGATTGGCGCAAGGGTGGCGGTCACACCGTCGTCCACGCCCAGTTCATGTTGGACAAGGTTGTTGCTGTAGGTGGCAGCAAGGGGGTAGTCTTGAAGGCCGCTGTCCAGCCATGCAGTACGGGCCATAGAGCCGTAGTACCAGATGTTCTCTAAGTAGTTGTAGACCACATAGCTGTCGTTAGTTGTAGAGCCATTACTGGGGTAGAACCACCACACCTCACTAAAACCCTCATTGGTAGATGCATAGACTTGCTCAAACTGCGTTCGATCAATGTCGTTGTAAACGTACCTGAGTAAGTCACAGCTAAGGGTCTGCAGTCGCCCATCGTACTTGTAGAACTTGTCTACCCCCATCCAATAAATAGTCCCCGCCGCCAGCGTTACTGCATTGGGGCCCGTAAGCGAGATGTTGTCGCCAAGTAGCTGTGGCCCCCAGACATATGGTGGGCCAAGGTACTGGAATGAATACAGCGCAGCATCTGTGAAGATTACGATCTCTTGCTTACTCTGAACAGCCGTGACAATGGTGGAGCCGTGGGACAGACCAATACTGCCCGACTGATTGGTAATAGCGGGCGTCCACATAGACGGGTCTTCTTGATCGGACCACCGAACCAGCATGGGGTCAACCGTGGAAGCGCCGATGTCATTGGTGCCAAAGCAAAGCACAAACCGGCTGGCATCGGAGACAAGGAAGAAAATTTGACTCAGCGGGACATTGCTTGCTGTTGGCAGCGCCGACAACAACACGCCTCTTTGGGATATGGTCTGCACGCCCGACTGCGTACCCGAGGTGTTAATTAGAGTAGCAGCATCCATAACCGTTGAGGAAACTGAAACCCCTGCACTAACACTGTACGTACCAACTCCACCAGTACCTGTCCCTGTAAAAGTTATTGTTCCAAGAAATGTCGGGTAGTAAACTGTCATCCCTGCCAATAATGTTCCTTCTACTACAAAAGTAACCGTTAGTGTGTTAACGCCTGCGCCAGAACAAGAAGCTTCTATTGTTGCTACTGTGCTATCTAAAGAAAGATTAAACGTGGTAGACGACACATACCGGGTGTAATAGGTTGTGCCTACCAGCAGACCTGTAGGCAGTGCGCCGGAAGTCTCAAAGACGATTGGGGTCAGATCCGGCAGATTCAGTGTGGTGGTGACAACGCAGGGGTTGGCAATTGTCATGGTAACCGTGGGGGCTATGTACCCGATGGTGGCATCCCAGTAGTACAGCGGCCCACCTCTTGGGCCGTACAGCAAGTCTTCGCCAAAATTAAATTGGTTCCAAATCCGCAGTGTTTCAAAAGAATTAGCGCTGTTACCCCAAGTTCCAGAACTCCAAGCGCCAGACCCCCATCCAGACGGCGGGACCGCGTAACTCGGGCCGGGATTGACTTGGTACACGGCATAGACTGTCCCGCCGCCTGTGTCTACCGATGGCGCAGTTGCAACCGTGATGGTGTAGGTTGAACCTGAAGAGTACGATATCTGGTACTCCCCCGTTATGAGTACGCCACCAACGGCGGTGCCGCCTGTAAACGTCACGAAGCTGCTGTTTATGTACCCCCCGCCGGCATCCGTGACCGTAACCGTGGTGGTGCCGTTTGTGGTAAACGGGCCGGTCAGGGTGTGGACTGCCTGCGTAGGCGTGATATCGTAGTAAGCACCGCCGTTGGATATGTAGAACTTTAGGCTGGTGCCAACGCCCAACAAATTCTCAAAACTCAGCGTCACCCAGTTCCATAGAGAGCGGCAAACACCGAGGAACGTGTTTGCAGAAATGCGCAGCCAGCCACCTATCTTCTCGGGTGTCCCCTGACGGAAACGAACGTTATCCGACTCGTAATACCCACCCTCATTGGTGTACCGCGTGTTCTCGCGATTCACCCCACTTTTCAATGTGATCTTTTGCAATGGCATATCAGGTCACCCTTATCCACTCCGGTTTGCCTTGGCCTCTGGAGAAATGTGGTGTGTCCACCAGCGTCCTGCCGTTTCCACCCCACGAATTCAGAGGGTTCAACGACTCCCAGTATGCGCCAAGTGGGGCCAGCGTTTCTTTGTCCCAGACGATTTTACCGTCTTTGAAAAGATTCAGGTCAATTGCGCACCGCCGCAAGTGAATTGAGTCCATCGTCTTGCTGCGGCCCGTCTTGACGTAGATGGCTTGCTGCTCCGGGGTACGGGCTAGTTCGCCTCCGGTGACCTTGAACCCGGTCGCTGTGGCGTGCTGGATCAACCTGCAGGCATCAAGCAGGAAGGCGGCTTGTTCATCGCTTAGGCTCATTTAGAACCCCGGCGCATTTCCATCACCTTCTCAAACGTGCGACCACCAAAATACGCGGTCATCACCAACATACCCCACTGCCCGAGCAGGTTGACATACGTCTCCGCGATTTTGTACCCGTAGCCGTCAAGCAGGGCAAACACCACGTAAGCAGTCAGGAGGTACACAAGAGTTCCGGGGCGCACATTCTTGGACAGCCATGAGTCGGAGGACATATCAGTCTTCCAGCGGTCACTGATGTTGTCTTCTTGGTTGGCTTGCGCAGCAAGCAAGACTTCAAGTTCTTCTTGCTCCAGACGGGCCTTCTCAATGCCAAGTTCAAGCAGGCGCTCCTCATGGTCGAACTGAAGCTGGCGCAGCTTGGCAACATCTTCTGGCGCTAGGTCATCAGGGATGCTGACGCCCAGCGTTTTCTCGACAACCTGCTTGCCCTTTGCCTGAATTGCAGACGACAGCAGCCCCAAGCCGTTAGCGGCAAGGGACGCAAGCAGGGATGCGACTATTGGGATCACTAGCTAAACATCAAAAACATATTCCCACCGGGAAAAATCCAGCCTGTATTGTTGCCCAAGTTTGTACTGAACAACGCATTCCATGTAGCCCCACCCGTAGCGTTGCTGTCTTGAATGGCTAAATATTGCGCGTTGACCGTACCGGAAGCCTTTGACAGGGTTGCCTGCGTTCCCGCAGAACTGCTGTTGATGGTAATCAGATTTCCAGCCGTGCCAGACAAGCCAAAGGTAGACACCGTCTGCGTTGTGCCGGCCGTAAAGGTAACCGTGTTAGGTTGAACGGTGTTGGCAATGTTATTGAAGGTGTTGCTACCGCTGATGGTCAATGCCCCCGCGCCACCTTGGTTCAAGTTGTAGTAAGTTGATCCGCCGCCAGCAAAAGTTTTTGCTGATGCACTTGTCATGGATATTGTTGATGTGCTGGGGTTAAGTGTCAAACCCGTTACGGTGGCTGTGTTCCATGCGGATGCTCCGCTACCCGTAATTGTCCAAGTACCACTACCCATATCCAAGGTGCGAGTATTACTGTTACTTGAACTAAAAGCACCTGTACTTATCGAAATGTTATTAAGATTAAGCGCGCCCTCAGTCAATGTAAGCGTACCTACAAGAGTTAGCGGGCCAAATAGATCAACTGTTATTCCAGCGCCGTTAACTCCAAAACCACCAAACGTTAGGCCACCACCGTTAAAAAATGTAGAAACCAGAAATGTTATGGTAAGGCCCGTATATGTCGAACCAAAATAATCAAGGTAAAGAGCGTTTGTTATATTTACGCCTCCAGTTACCGTGCCAAAAAAGTTTTGAATATCTAAAGTATTGAAGTAACTGCTGTTGGTTATTGTTAGCGCGGAAGTGCCAGTATTGACGGTCAAGTTGGGGGCGTTGGCAGTTGATCCCCCAGCAGTCGAGCCAAAAGCTACCGTTGCGGTAGCCGCTTGATCGCGGATAAACGCTGCCGACCCAAAGACATTGGCCTGAGTAAAACCTGTGGCGTCTGCCATTGACAAAATAGTGGTTGCTGCTGTGGTGCTGGTCAGGATAATGTTGTATCCGTTAAAATTAATAGCTCGGGTTAAAGTTCCAGAGGAACTAAAAGCACCTGTACTTAACGCGCTGCCACTAATCTCAAGCGTGCCCTCAGTTAACGTTGTTGTACCCGTAGGGTCTACGGTCATAAAACTAGCTGTGACGTTAATTCCAGCGCCGTTAACTCCAAAACCACCAAACGTTAGGCCACCACCGTTAAAAAATGTAGAAACCAAAAATGTTAAGGTAAAACCCGTATATGTCAAACCGAAATTCAGATTAAAAGTGTTTGCTATATTTACGCCTCCGGTTACCGTACCATAATAACCTGTAATATTTAGGTCATAGAAGTAACTGTTGGGAGTAATAGTAAGGTCAGAACCACCCGTAGTAATCTGCAAGTTCGGGGCATTGGTAGTCAATCCACCAGCAGTTGAGCCAAAGGCTACCGTTGCGGTAGCCGCTTGATCGCGTATAAACAGCCCCGAGCCTGTCCAAGTAAAGTTAGTGGCGTCTGCCATTGACAAAATAGTGGTTGCTGCTGTGGTGCTGGTCAGGATAATGACGTCTCCGCCAAAAGTAATATCTCGGGTTAGGGTTCCGGAAGAACTAAAAGCACCTGTATTTAGCGTGTAACCACCAAGATTAAGCGTGCCCTCAGTTAGCGTTGTTGTACCCGTAGGGTCTACGGTCACATATTGAAGCGAAACGGTTATTCCCGCCCCATTAATTATTACATTGCTAAATATTGGACCAAAGAAGAGGCAGGCAATACTTCCAGTGCCAGTAATTGTTAAAGTACCAGTCCAAGAAAGAACTGCGCCGCCCGAGTAAAAGAAAAAACTACCCGCAACAGTAAGTGCCGCAGTACCCGCAATAGTCCCCGCCCCAAAACCACTTTGAACTTCAACTGTTTTTGCCCCAGTGTTTCCGGTGGAAATAGTAACCGTATCTCCATACTGATCAAAAATCACATCATCAGCCGTAGTAGGAACGGGTTCCCCACCAGTACCACCAGAACTAAGCGCCCATTTAGTGCCAGCAGTACCATCCCAATTGTCTGTGCCACCAACCCAATAAAGATTTGCCATTTATGCCTCCTTATGCTTGTGTGGTGACGGCGACAACATCCCAACGGGTGTTGGTGCTGTTGTAGACGCAACCGACGTAGAGCATCTTGTTGGCGGTTGTAGTGGTGGGCAACGTAGTGCCGATCACTGTGTAAGTGGCGTTCCAAGTAATAGCTCGGGCCGTGCCGTTGTCCAAGATGCGGATAATCAGCTTGTTGCCGTCTACAGGAGTGCCAATTGGGGCTGCAACCGTCAAAGGAACCGCTTGGGCTGTCAAGTTGTTCTGGTCATAGGCCGAAATATCCGGGGTGAGCGTAGCGGTACTGGCAGCGGACAATGTTCTTGGATCAATGCGCTTGTTGGTCAGCGTGGCTGTGCCGCTACCCGTTGGAAACCCGCTTGCTGCATTTGTGTTGTTGCCAAGGGCGGTAGCTACGCCAGTGCCAAAGCTAGTGATGCCTGTGCCGCCGGATAGAACGGGGAGGGCAGCGCCAAGGATCAACGCTGCAAAGTAGTTCTGGGCAACGATGATGTCTGTGCCGTTGCTGACAAGTGCCATCTTTGCCGCAGCAGGAATAGACACCCCCGTCTGGCCGGTGACTTTAAACGTAATGGCCGATGCCGTGTTATTGAAAACAAAGTACATCTTTGTCTTGGTTGCAGGAACCGCAACGCTGCCACCACCCGTGCCGTTAAGCTGGATGTAGATGCTCCGCGCCACACCTGTAGTACCGTTGGGGATAGTAATTGTGTCTGCACCCCCCGTGGCTGAATAGGCTTGATACCCCAACGCCTCATCAAGCATGTTGGTGATATTGGAGTTAACCGTTGCGCCCCATGTGCCAGACAACTCCCCCGTAGTTGGGAGGGCTAGCGCCAAATTTGTACTATACGTTGTTGCCATTAATTTCTCCTACGTTGCAATACTCTGCCAAGTGGGCGTTGGTGGATTCTCTATCACCCCCCATGCGGGTGTCTGCGAATCATCAATAACAGACCAAAACGCAATTCCAAAACTTTCTACCGCCCCTGCGGCTACCACCCCCGTCAGCGCCAGCGAGTGGCTAGGTGCTACTGCCCCCACTGCCCCGGTTGCATCCGCTCCAGTTAACGCCATTTCAATGCCGTTAACTACAAAGCCTACCGCACCCGCCGACACAACACCTGTTAGGGCTACCGAGAACTCTGGGGCAACCGTGCCAACTTCTCCTGCCGCCACTACGCCCGTTATGGCACTGGCAGTGCTTGCTACAACTGTCCCTACAGCCCCAGATGCCGCTACACCTGATAGGGCTACCGAAGTACCTACTGCAACGGTCCCAACGGCCCCCGTTGTTACGTTCCCGGTCAGGGGCATCGTTATGCCTGTACCGACCGTGCCAACTTCTCCTGCCGCCACTACACCCGTTATGGCACTGGCAGTGCTTGCTACAACTGTCCCTACAGCCCCAGATGCCGCTACACCTGATAGGGCTACCGATACATTGGCCTTGACTGACCCAACGGCCCCCGTTGCCGCATTGCCTGTGATAGCTAGTTGACCGCCACCCCAGACACTGCTACCCCATGTGCCATCACCCCAGCCAAGAGACATGACATCAGGTTGTTGACAACCGCAGAAGCGCAGTGGTCGTTGAGCTAGTCGGCATGGTCAGCGTGAAAACGCCTGCCGTAATTGTCTGGCTGCTGAAAGTGTGGACACTGACCGCTGTGTCGCCCTGCGTATCGTTATAGACCAATACCGCATCGAAAGCAGCAAAGGTTACAGGTGTTGCACTTGCCCCATACACAATACTTGCTGAAGGTGTCCAGTACCCCACCCCCGCAGTGGCTGAAGCGTTGGTTGCTACCGGCACGTTGGCGTTAGTGATAACTTCCCCGCCAGCAGAGTAGTTGGCTGAAGAGACCTCGTTGCTCGCGCTGTACGCCGTGGTTGCGGCGTTTACTGTTGCCCCGACAAGGTACAGAGCCGCTTTAAACGAGTCTTTGGTAGGCGCAGTCAAGCTAGTCCTGCTGGTCAGCGTGATGGTGCCAAATTGGTGCCCACCATTGAGCAACTGGCCCAAGAAGGAGGTGCACATTGATTGTGTATTTGCCATAATTTATCCTAGTGAAGCTGCTTCAAGACCTGCAAACATGGACTTTTTCAGAGCTACATGTGCAGAACGGTGTACCAATTCGCCATCCAACCAGTATTCAACCCATGTCGTGGTTTCGTTGTCGTTGTCTACGGTGCCTTCCCGCTTGTCCAGCAGGGCTTCATCCATCAGACCTTTAGTGGTTGTGATCATGGTAGTCTTATCAGTGCGGTGGTGGATGAGTTGGTTGGCATTACAACTGTGAACGATGTGGTAGTGGTTTTGTCCGCTCCAAAGTCCAATACTGCCACCGATTTGTTGCTCTTGGATGCATTGTAAATCAGCGCACCCCGTGCTGTAAACGCGCCGGTAGTCCAGACGACATTGCTGAAATTTACAAAGGCAGTGGTGTCTGTGACACTGACCGAGATGCCGGTCATCACCTGACCCGTTGCGGTGTAGCCAGTACCTGTAATCTCCCCCGTTGCTGTGTAAACGGTGGTAGCTGCCCCTATATCGGCGTTGGCTGTGTAAAGCGCCATATAGAAGGTATCCGTGTCGAAATCGTGTACCGCCTTAAGCAGTTGCTGCTTGAAGGATGTGGTTAGGGTTTGGGAAATACTCATGTTACTGGCATCCTAGCCTGCCCACTCCTATAACTATCTTGCCTCTCAAGACCGTCACCCAGACGTTTGAGTTGCGTTAACGCCTCAGCAAACTTAGTGTTGTACAAAACAACCATGTCCTGTTCACCTTTCATGTAGGTGTAGGCTTCAACCAACGTTCCGTACAAAAGAACCGGGTCATAGTTGTCACTGAGCCATGTGGTCGAGGCCGTAACAATGGACTCGGGGTAGTAGTAATAATGAAGCTCCATGCTGTAGGCGGCATCTGGAGTAGGACCGATAAGGAATGTGAGTTCCGTCGTAATAACACTAGAAGCCACAGCAGGGCCAAACAGGGCGTAAAACTTGGGTGACCCTGTCGATGTTGGCTTTGGATATGCCTCTCGGATAAAGTTTACATCTTTGTTCAGCAGGTATGTGTAAGCACCCGTGGTTGGGTCTATTGCTGCCAAAGAATACGAGGACAGAAAATCATCTGGGCAGGCCAGATACTTGTTACTTGCGGTGGTGATACCCGTTACATTCTTGCGTAGTGCTGGAATCTGAACGGCGTTGTAAATGCGTTTCTCTGCCTGTGTAATAAACACATTCATATCCACCGTTGGAAACGTATTCTCGGTGTAAGAAGAAACGGCAGAAACCAACGCGCTGTAGTTCATGCCATCGGACCCCGAGCCATTGTGCCTTTAGTGGCTGCGCCAGTTCCACGCACTTTGATTCCGCTGGTCTTCACGCCTGCATAATCTTTGCTTCGGAAATTACCGACTGATACGCTATCGTCGCCTACCTTACCCCGGTCACCGCCGTCATAGCCAGCACTTTGGATGCTAACTTTGCCACCAGTCATGGTGTGAGGTTCTGCATAAACAGCGGCAGAACCAACTTCTTTACCCATAAGTTTTTGACTGAACTTAGCCATGATTAACCTCCAGATTTTTGGTTCATAACTTTAGCCATGCCACGACCATACTTCATCATGTCCATGTCTGTCTTGCCGCCTTTGGCAAATTTGGTCTTGGGTTTGCCGGGGTGCAACTTCCCCTCGTGCGTATGCACCATGTCTGCGATCATCTTCTTGTCTTGCTTCTTGTCTGCCTTGTCCATATCAACTCCTAGGTTACTGTAACTGAGCCAAGTTCTAATTCTGCCACCAAATAGTTGGGTGTTAGTCCGTCATCGTTTGCTCTGGACCCACCTACCGGGTTCCAGTTCCACTGAAATATCCTGCTGCCTTCGCCTGCGTATCCGTCTATCAACAGGCCAGAAACCACATAACTCAAGTCCCTGCGCGGTTCCCGCAAGCCCTGCGGGTCATCTACCGGGTACATTCCCAACTGCAACTGAGGTTGATCCGGTGTCCAGCAGGTTGGACACACCAGCAAGTTGTAAGTTTTAGTCTTAACAACTTCCTTCTTCAGTTGCTTTAGCTTGTAGCGAAACCCACAGCGGTCACACTCCGCTATTGCATTCTTACCTGACGCAAACCTGTTGCCCATGATTAGCTCATAAACATCTGTCTTGGCACAAACCGCACCGCTGCTTTCTCTCGGTCTTCATCTTGGGCCAATTGCCACGCTTCATCGTATTGTGCCTTCAATACCTGTAAACGCTCCATGCCGTTGGGCAGCTTGAGCGCCAAATAATAAGCCAGCCCTGCTGCTACGCAAGGTATAAACCGGAACGGCACATCCATCGTGTCAGAGCCGTCCCCGGCGTTCTGGTTCCGACGCAGCCGCCAGTACACAAAGGTGTAGGTCTGGGAGCCATCAGGAGTGGGCCAGACGGTGATTGCCGGGGGGTTGGATACATACACCGTTGTGGTGGTTGTATGCGTGGCTGCGGTGGTGTTGGCCTGCCCTCTGGAGCAGGCTGTTAGAACATTGCCCACAATGTAGCCGTAGTAGATGATTTCGCTGTCCACCTTGATGTACCCGGCAGCGGCGAGTCCTATGACCGAACTCAGGGTGATAGAGGTGGCTGTGGCCGTCACGGCCCCGTTAAGGGTGATCGTTGTAGCTGAAGTCTGCCCTGAGTTGCGCTGCACCATGACCTGAATCGGTCTGGCTTGAGTTAGCTTGTTGGGTAGCGTAGCGTAGGTACTAATGCTAATGCGGGTGATGGTCAGGTCCGCTTGGTTAGAGGTTGAGTTGGCGCTTGTGCGGATAACATGCTCAAGCAAGTCCACGGTATCCACCGGCAGCGCGTAGGTGTTTAAACCTTGAGTCAGGGCAAACGACCCCTGCTCAATCGTCCACATGTTGATGCCCCGGTTAGCCCAGTCAGCAAACATAATGTTCAGGGAACGCCGCGCAGTACGCATGTCATACCCGGAGCGAAGCTCAGACCCCGCACGTTCAAATGCGTCTTCTATGACTTCACTCAAGTCCATGTCAAAGTTAGAGACGCCTGAAGTAGTCATTATCTGAATCCTGCGGTTTTCTTGGCGATTGCTTTAGGCTGTGCTACAAACTGTTTTCCACTTGCTTTACCTGCTCTTTTGGCTCTGGTCGTTGCTGCGTACTCACTAGGGCTAAGGCTTTTGATAGCCGCCTCTGGCAAATACCTCTCCCCCGTCTTGGAAGACGGTTTACCAGACTTGGTACGCCACTTCTGGTCGCCCCAGTCCTTGAGGGATTGCTGTGGAGCTTTCAATCTTTGTACCCGCCGCCTGCGGCCTTGTATCGTTTAGCCATAACTTGTGCTTTTCTCGCGCTCCATTGCCCAGCACCTGTGCCTACAATCGCCGCAGCTTTGACGCTGTTGAAGATGCGCTTGCGAAGGCTGGGCTTGGTGTAGTTGCCAGCTTCGTTGACTTTGGACTTGGTTTCTCCGCCCTCGGCATACTGCGTGAAGTCCGTGTCGTCACGGCGCTTCTGGCGCTTGCCAGTAGGCATCTTGCTGGGGTCAATGGCCCCCATGCCGCGACTTGCTCTCATTTGGCACCGCCTTTGGGTTTTTTGGCTAAAAACAGCTTATCAACCATCTCTATCCGCTGAGGCTTGGTTGTGACCTTGTTGATAATACCCAGCCGTTTAGGTTTACTTGCGCCGTAAAACCCAGCCTTTTTTAAAGACTGAGCTACTTGCTTTGGCCCTGCGGTTGCCATGTCAGCACATCCGTCCACGGGTTTTCCCGCGCTGCTCAATGCCGCCGCCACGAGCAAAGGATTCGTCGCCGCGCATTTTTGGTTTGTAATCGGTGCCCATACCTTTATATGGACCTTTCATATCAGAACTGGAAATTTGCATGACGCTACGAGGTTCTTTGCTACGAGGTTCTTTTACGGACTTACTTGTTCCGTACATACCTTTACCTGATGTAGCTAACTTAGCTGCGTAAGCAGAATTACGATCTTGCAAAGATTGATATTTTGGTTTTGCTACAACATTTTTTCCACGCCCCTCAGTGGAGAAGGCTTTTTCAGTTGCAGATGGCGTCGATTTACCAGCCAAAGCTGTTGAATACTTTGTGCCATTCCATTCAAAATTTTTATCACCAGCAGCCCTAGCTTCTGCAAACGCCGCTTTAAAATTATCCGGTTTTGAAAACCTATCGGGCTTTGCAAACGTCCGAGATGGCTCTTCTGGTTCAGGCGTATACGGCTCGTCCAATGTTTTTGGGAGCCTAGATGTTACGCGACTAAGTATTGCCTCTCGACTCTCTGGAGCAACGAGGTCTTCAGTTTCGCCACCGTCTGCAAATTTACGTTTTTTCATAACCATTCCTTAACAAATTTTGCCGCGAGTTTTACCCCGTTGCTCAATACCACCGCCACGGACGTATGACTTAACTGCCTTAGTGGGTTTTGGTGTAGGTGGCGCTACTTCAGGGTCCATTGGTGGTTGGCCCATATCAGCGGTGTAAACCTTAGTCTCTTTAGACTGGTCAACTTTGGGTTTTTTAGGTGCGGTAGCCATTAGCACTTACCGCCACCCAACATCTTGATCATCTTGCCCTTGGTTTTACCCTTGGACTCAATGCCGCCGCCTTTAGCGTAGGCCATGCCGCCGCCCATCATCTTCTTAGCCGCGCCGCTTTTTTTCATACCTGCTTCAGCCATCTCATGTTTGATCATGGATTTAGGAGCGCCCTTCTTTTTCATGAAGTTCATCTCTTTGGCTACCATTGCTTTTGACTCTTTCATATCGCCACCTTTTGAAAATTTGCGGCCTTTGTCGGCCTCGTTAAAGTCTTTACCCACGGACTGTGGGACTCCTACTTTCTTAGCGAACGATGGCGAATTGGCAATCGCAGCCATGAAATTGTGTTGTTTCTTACTGCTGGATGGCATTACTTGCTCCACCAGTGGAGTATTTGCATAAGCCCCGCACCCGCAGCGGCGCTTGCACCACCGGCCAACATCAGCACCTTCCAGCCGCCTTTGGCTTCAGAGAGCGTAGTGTGGATGCTTGCAAGAGTCTTTTTAATCTCTTCCATGTCCGCAGCCATTTTGTCCATATCGGATTGCAAGTGTGCAATATCCGAAGCATGAGTGGCTAGTTCTCGGGCCGTCTGTATTGCATCATCCATATCAGCATTTCCATCTAGCAAGAGCAGCAGCTTTGCGTGTAGGCTTGCCTTTCTCGTCTTTCATTGGCCCCGGCATACCTGACATCCGGGCGCAGAACGAGTCCTTGCGCTTGCCACCTTGGGGCTGTGGAGCCTTCAGGTTGCTGCCCGTTGCTGCGTTGTACTTGGCCCTGCCCTTGGCAGTCAGACCCGCGCCCTGAGAGACCGGGAGCTTTTCTCCCCGACCAACAGAGAGAACCGGGCCTTTCTTCTTAGCCATAGTAAATGTTTGCAGAAAGTAAGTTACTCATGCTCAAGTAGATACCGTTTCTTACCAGAATACCTTCACCGGGAATCAACGCAAAATTACCAAACAAGTCAGACGCACCGGTGTCGTAGCTGGCAACCCACAGTGATGCGTATGCCGCCACTGTTCCAGCAACAACAGTTCCAGAGTTAATGTCTGTAACCGTAAAAGTGTTTGCGCCTGTGCGTGTGATTGAGTAGTTTCCGTTTGTACCAGATGACCCGCTTGCTGTTGCAAACGCAAGGCCAACTACATCTCCGGTAGCTAGTCCGTGTGAACTCTTGGTAACAGTGATAAGAGCGGCTGCCCTCTCGTATGTCGCAGAAACGGGTGCTGTGATGGTGTCAAAGATGTCCAGTGTTCCAGCCGTGGCTGTGCCAACCATAGAAACAGCTTTGAGCCTATTTCTTCCTAGAACAACAAAACCCGAGTTGTTAAGGTGCCCCGATTTAACGTCTGTTTGCATACCCATAATCAATCTCCTTCAGAACAGGGGCCGAAGCCCCTGAGATTAATTAAGCCTGTGTGCTAGACGGATTAGCAGAACCATCAGTGTCACGGACGATGTACTCAACAGTGACAGTAACCGTACCGGCAGTAGCGTCAGCAGTAGCTGCGGTAAACGTACCGTAGACGAGCACATCAGTTGTGCCAATGCTGTCATAAACACCTGAAGTAGCCGCAGCAATTGTGGCTGGAGAAGTCTGAACTGCTGAAGTGCCGGTGTTGACCGTAGCCATGTACAAGTTGGCAGTGCCGCTGCTACCAATGGTAACGCCGCAGTTAGTCGCGCCAGTCAGGGCGACATTGACTTCAAGGCCAAAACGAAGAATCTTAGCGCCAGCAGGAAGCACGAACATCAGTTGCGCCGCAGGGCTTGCCAGAATGACAGAAGCGGGGGCTGTGTAGGTCTGGGCAACGATAGTAGCGCCCATGTTGCGGATCGTGCCAGCAGTGGTGCCAGTGGTGTTTTTGACCGTGCCAAGCAGCCAAGGGCCAAGGTGAGTTGCGAATCCCATGATAATTCCTTCATGCGTTAAGGTGTATCAATCTTGCATGTAAGTCAGCCGGGACTGTTTGATACACCGGAAAGCCCGGAGTGAATGCAATATATCACTTCTTTGGCGGGAATGCAATGGCTTCAGAGTCATCTGGCAAAGTATTTGATTTGCGTAGGTTGTCCTCTTGCGTCAGGATGCGAAGGTTCCACGGTACGTGCAGGCCGCACACAACTTCGGACCGTAGGGGGTAGATGTGATCTACTACATAGCGCTGTCCGGTAATCTGTGTTGATAGCATTGCCGCCTGATAGATAGCACGGATTTCTGTCTTCTGCTTTCTAGTTAGCCATGCGGGTGTAGCTTCGCGGTGCTTACGGCGACGCGCTTTATTGTCTGCATTAATAGCAAGGCCATTGGCGTCCTTCCATGCCTGCCGGTATTTGTTCTTTAGCCCATTGGGTGTAGCTCTAGCTTTGGCAACTACAGCCTCCTTGTTGGCTGCGTAATACCGATTTTTAGCTTCTTGCCCAGCTTCCGATTTGTTGTAGGCCTTGAAGTAATCCGCACGAGTTTCGTTTGCTTTTTGCCACTCCGCCTTTATGCAATCTACGCACGCTCCTTTGGTCTTGCGGGGGGCAACATGACCGTGCTTGCAAGGCTCCCCGGTGAAGTAGTGCGTTGCCTTTGCCGCCATTGCTTTGGCACGGGTTTTGGGTAGGTTTTGTATGTCCATTTGCGCTCCTGTGGTTTGACACCGGTAATGTACCATAGAAGTGTGGTCGTGGGCAAGGGGCGTAAAAAAGGCCCCCGAAGGAGCCTTTTTAGAACAAAACCAGTCGTTTTTAAGACGAACCGGGTGATCCGAAGATGCCCAACGGGTCCGAAACGCCGAAGCTGTAACGCTCACGGGCTTTGTAACGCTGGTTCCCCGTGTCGAAGTCACCGTCCATTGACGTAGCCAGAGGCATACGAACAAAGTGCTTCAGACCGTTTGGAACGTCAGTGGTCAGGAACCACGCGTTTGTGTCGGTCAAGAAGTGGTTGACGGTATAGCCACCGGGGATCGAACCGTTGTTCTTCAGCGCGTTGATATCGTTGTCGGTAGTGCCAACACGGAGGCTGGTTTCCAACAGACGGGTAGCAACGAACATCAGAGCAGGGGGAACGATCAGCTTTTTGGGCTTTGCAGCAATCAGCAGACCGCGCTCATCCGTCCAAGCAGCGATCTGAATAACAGCCGCTTCAAGGGAGGTTTCGTTCAGGTCAGCGCCAGTGGTTGGGCGGTTGCTGTTAGTACCACCATTCACCAGAGGGTGAGCAGTGGAGAACAGAACTTGGCCGTCACCATAGGTGGGGTTGCCAGAGCCGGTAAAGCCGGTGTTTAGAATGGCTGCAGCTTTGATCTGCTTCGTGTACGCCATAGCCCGTGCGAGGGATTTGGTATAACGACCAGACAGACTGTCGTACAGATTGTCTTCCATTGCCTCTTCGGTAATGGAGAAACCCATAGCGATGGTCTCGTGGTTGTAACGAGCGGTCCATGCCTCTTGCGCGTTGTCATACGCGATGGCAGAACCCTCGTTCTTCACCGGAGCGGCACTGAAGCCAGCCAATTTGGTTTCTTCTTCAAAAGAACGCTCAGACGACTCTTGTTCATAAATTTCTTTATGCTCTTCGCCGTAACGAGCGTACTCCATGCCAAACAAAGCGTTAAGGCCGGGAAGGAGTTCCTTCAGTAGTTGTGCGCGTGAAATTGCCATGATTTAGCTCCTTACAGGCCAACAGCATTGCTGTAGCTGTGGTATCCGGGGTTGAACTTCACCAGAATGTCAGTGTAGGCGTCACCCACCGTTGAGAAACCAACCATGTTCACAAAACCAACGACGCGGAAAGCGGCGGTAGTCGTAACAGCGGAGGCACCAGCCACAACAGAAGCGGTAGAGTTGCCTGTAGATGTACTACCGGTAGACACTGCGCCAGTGGAGAAGAACACGTTTGCACCTAGAGCAGCCTGCGTGACAGAGCCAGCAGATTGAACTTGGAACACACAGCGATCATCATCAACCACAAGAGCCACGCCGTTCAAGGCATTGGCAGGGTAGTATTGAGCGAAAACCGTTTGGCCTTGGGTGTTGGTGTACGAACAACCGACAAACACACCTACAGCGCCGGTATTAGCGGTGCCGATAGGAAAGCCGTTGGTAGTTGCATCAGCACCTGTGGCACTAACGATTTCAACATAGCCCGTGGCCTTTACATAAACCAAGCTACCAGTGTAGACATTGGCGTTATAGCCAGCGGGATCGAACAAAAATGAGCGGGTGCTACCTGCATACGGTAGGCCACCCAACTCATTTACAGGCTTAAGCCCGTAGGGAGAAGCGACTGATGCCATTTAAGGACTCCTTAGTTAAGTACCGCGCCCGAAAGATACTTTGGTCTGCCGTTCCCGAAAGAGAGGCATACGAGGATCGTTCTCGCGCATGAAGTTGTTGTCAACTGAGTTCATTTGGCCTTCGGATTGCTGACGATAGAAAGCATCCCGTTGTTCCACAAACTCAATAGGTGTTTTGCAAAGGATCAAGCCGCCGATTTCAATGCTATCTGGAACGTTAGTTTTAGCGCCCATTAGCTGAATCTCAGGATGCTCTGAAGCCTTTACCGGTTCCCAACCCTCACGCATTTTTGAGGAAACGTTCATGGGATCAGCGTTACCGAGTGTACTGGTGCGAATCCAACGAAAAGCATAGCCCGGTTCCGGATTGGGATCAGGCAGAAGCTGCGGAGGCATCCATTGTTTTGGGCGCTCCATCGTTGAACGAACTTCAATATCACGAGTTGTACGGGGTCCAGTCATTTTCATTTCCTCATTTCTTCAGCAACCTTACGAGCATACAGTTCCAAAGGAACTCCAAGCCGTTTGGCGATATTCACTTGTGTTTGCGTAAGAACGACTTTTCGGGGCGCAGTGCTTCGCGTGGCCGGTGCAACCACATTCTGTTTATTAGTGCGCTGAGTAGGAGCATCAGCGGTTTCCTCAGAGTCGAATTTCTCTGGAAACACTTGCCGCACACGAGCATTAACCTTATCGTAATACTCATCTGATTGAGGGTCAACTCCGGTTTTAACCAACTTATTATGTAGGCCAAGTGCGAAGCTGGTCATCTCATCATCTGAGCCAAACCAGTCATTTTCTCGTTGCCATGCTACAGCCTTTTGATCAGCGGGAGCAGCTTGTGGTGTTTGTACCACAGGTTTATCTTCATGTAAAGGGGCTGGTTTGAAATTATTTACTCTTTCAGCCTTCATCTTTACCGTGGTCATTTTCTCCTGCGCGGCTACCAACGCATCAGAGTCGCCATTCTCGTAAGCGGTTTTGTATTCCCGCTTAACCTCTTCCAGTTCATTGGCAACCACTTTCTTGGCTTGCTCAAGAAGAGCTTGCTGGCCTTGGTTGAGTGAACCCTTTAGTTTTCGGTTCTCTTCCGCAATGGTTTGCGCAGCGTGAATGGCCTCTTCGCGTTCCCGCAAGGCGGATTCTTTTGCTCTGCGTTCTTCGTGGTAGCCCTTGGTAAAGTGCTTGATTCTCTTTTTGGCGCTCTCGGAATACGCCTCAAGCTCTTCATCGGTAGGGTCTACCGGCGCTTCAGTCATGGGTTTTCGGTTGCGATCTGCCTCTGGGGTATCGTCAATAATCTCAACTTCAGGCTCCGGAGTTACAACGCGCCCACCTTCACGGGGGTTCTTTGTTTCTACTTCGTCTGGAAACTCAAACGTGGTTTTTTCAATTTCAGCCATGATTAAAACTTCCTACTAATGCCGCGAGGGTCTTGCACAACTGCTTCTACGGAGTCATCGTTAATGATCCGCATCTCTTGGCCGTGAATCTTGATCCGAGTTCCGCTGTTGGGCCGAACCAATACAAAATCCCCTACCGCGCATGAAGCACCGCTTGGAAACCGCTTTTCATCTTTAAAAGCATCTGGCCCCATCTTCATCACAAACAAAACTGGGGAAAGTAATTCCTCAAATTGCTGTGTTTGATTTGCCTTAAGCAAACCGCTCTCGTACTTTTCGTCAATTTCCGGTAGGGCGCACAGCAAGTGATAAGTCACTGGGTCCGGTACTTGTCGGGCTTTTTCTTCTGGCGTAGCGGGTAGTACGGATACTGGCCCCCCTGCTTCCAAGGTTTGCCCGATTAAAAGTTCAGTCATCTTGAGATTTCTCCAATTTTCTTCGCAGGTCTTCTAACTCGGTTTTTGCAAGGTTTAGACCGTGGATAACCCCGCAAATTCTCTGGTACTCACCAAAGTCCTTACAGTTACCGCGAGTTAGCGCAGTAACGTAGTGTTGCTCATGCTCGTTAAATTTCTTCTCAACTAGGTCAAGTTCAGTCATCTTTGGCTACCAGTTTGTTGCGCTGCAACATTTTTAGATGGGCCTGTTGTTGCTGATGTGCCAGTTTCTGTTGGTGTACCTGCCCACCGTGCGCCATGCCCTGCGCGTGTTGCTGCTGGCCCTGCTGTAGCTCCTGAGCGTGTTTCTGCTGCATCATTTGCATTTGAGCCTGTTGAGCTTGCATCTCCTGCGCGTGACGGGCAGCGATCATTTGCGGGGTTTCCCCGCCCTTCATTGCCAACTCATCTTGCTTAAGCTGTAGTTCTGCCTGTTTGATAGCCAGTTCACCGTCAACCTTCTTGGCCTTAGTCTGGGCTTCCTGAGTTTTAATCTGCAACTCAGCTTGCTGAATCTGAACCAATGGGTCTTGTGCTGCCTGTTGGGCCTGTTGCTGCTGGGCCTGCCCTTTACTCTGCGCCAGAACCTGTGCTGCCGCTTGCGCCACGATCTTGGACAACTGAACTTCAACTTCTGGAGGGAGGTCTTCGTTTGGCGGTGGCATTGGTACGCCAAGCTGCTCTTCGACTTTCTTCCGGTAGGAGAACGCCAAATGCTCAGATACGTGGGCCATGATTGCGGCCTGCATCTTGGCTGCTTGTGGACTTTGACCAATCTGCGCCATCAACAGCGGGTCTTGCATCATTGCCATGTGTATAGCAATGTGGGCATCATGGTCCTGAACCATAAATGCTTTGGTCGGTTTACCCGTTAGGAAGGCCATGTTCTCCGAAACTGGGTCACGAGGCATCATGTCATCCTCAATGGGAACAAGTTTCTCTGCGTTCTTAATCCCCAGAACCTCCAGCATTTGACGGTGCAACTGTGGCAAGTCGTAGATTTGTGGGGCACCTTGGGCCAATTGAATAGCAGCTTGGTACTGCATAATCCGCTGCGCCATTGTGGAACTGTTGGGATCACTGACTGGAATAACCTCCACCATGTCGTAATCGGACTGTTTAGCCTTCCGATCTGCCCCAGTTGGGTCATACTCGTACTCATCCGGGGCGTTATCCCGAATAATTGCCGCCAGAAGTTTAAACTCCTGCTTCATGGACGCATGAACCCGCGCTTGGACGGCACTCATGGTCTTTAGGGTGCGTTCTAACAGCGCAAGGGTAGTTCCAACAGGCGCATTTGCGCTCATGTCGCTGATATTCATATCAGAAATGGAACCTAGCCGACGGGCTTCGTCAGTAATCTGATTTAATAGCGCCAGTAGGGTTTGACTTGGCTCTTTATACGGAAGGGCCATGATGTTGTCACGTACAGTCCCAGAGGCAACGTCAACATCTCGGAATTCACCCGGAGCAATGGGTGTATCGTCCCCTTTAATCCGCAGCCCTTTGGTTTTTAAGCCCCCGGGGAGGTTAGATAGGGTGCCTGCGTCCACCAATTGACGAATAAGGGACGTTCCTGCCCTAGCGTAGCCACCAATTAGGTTAATCAGGCCAAATCCGTAAGGCCCAAAGCCGGGAATGTACGTATATTGGACAAAATGCTGCCGACGGATGTATTTTTCGTCTTCTTCTACCCAGTTTCTACGGATCGCAAGGACTTCAGTAGTGCCTCGTTCGATGGTAACGACATAAGGAAGAGCAATTCCGTCCTCATTCTCATATCCGGGCATGTCCCAATCTACGTGAATCTCCATAAGCTGGAACCTATCGTCATCCGTGACGCTGTAGCCTTGCTCTTCGGCTTTCTTTTTCTCCACATCGGTAGAGATATGCACTGGGTCACCCAAGTCTACATCTCTGTAGAAGTTGGCAACCTGCAATTTACGGATTTCGTTCTCCGTTTTACGCATTACATGGGTAACACGTTCAGAAGTCTGGGCGCTAGATGCCCCGTAAGGAATAATAATTTCCTCTGCCGGGATAAAGATAGCTACTTGTCTCCCCAAGCTAGGATCAAAGTACACCTTTTTAAAGGCAGCGCCAGATAACCCAAGGTTGAACAGCAACCGCTCATGCTCCGGGCGGTACTCAGGCATCTTCTCCAGAATCTGGTAGTTCATATCCTCTTGGACACGGGCGGCGGCTTCTTCTTTCAGCTTGTCAATAGCCCCAACAATCTGCGTTTTCACCGGACCCTGAGCCGGGAACGTCTCTGTAACCATTTCCGCTTGGAACCGAATGGCAGCTTCAGTCAACACGGTGCTGTAAACACCACAGGCTCCAGACCAAGGCTCAGTACGCTCGTCGTACTTCATCCCAAGGACTTCTAGTCCCTTGACATACGCTTCTACCCATTCTTTACGGGCGGAGATATCCGCATCCACTAGGGCAAGAAGCTCTGACGACAGACTCGTCAGGTCACTCGGGTCCATGTCCTCAGCTAAGTTATCACCAAACCCTCCACCAAGTTCCGCATCTGGGAGCAGGGTAACCTCCACACTACCATCCGATAGCGTGACCATCTCTGGGTCAACAATCTCTATCTCCAGCGCAGCCTCTCCTTGGTCAAACTGATCTGGCAGGATGGCATCCAGCCCTAGTGGAGCTTGGTTAAGCGCTTTGTCGATATTTGTAGCCATAAGTGTCCTTTAGCGGCGTTTCAACGTCGCACGGTTAGTTTTTACGCTGTAATTGTATTGGCTCACGGGTTTACCAGACAGCTTAGCCGCACGATCCTTGGCCCGACTCTCCGCAGTCATAGCGTTACGCGCTTGCCCTGCATCAGTCAGAGTTTCCGAATCCTGCGCCATCTGCCCACGCTTGCGTAGCAAACTAATGGCTAACTCCCGCCCGCCAACTTGGGACGCCAATCGGTCAACCAATTCGTTTGCCCCGGTGTGTTTCTGTGTAGCCATAGGGACTCCTTAGTAATACGCTGCTTTGCGCCCCGTGGAATACTGGGGTGAGTCGTCGTGATCGTTGCGTAGCCGCAACAAACCCCCTTTGCGAATCCGTATCAAGGCAAGGGTCAGGGCGTCCACATCGTCGTCATGCTCGCCGCTTGGGAACGCCAGCACTTCCTCAACCACCTCCGTCGCCCACCCTGTCTCTGGGAACCATACTTGCCCCGTCATAAACATATCACTCACGGAGTTCATACGGGCTATCTTGTCCTGCCCTTTACCCGGGCTGTAGTCCTGCACAAACAACCCTGAGCGACGCATCTCATCAATCAGTGGCTGTCCGCTGGCCTTAGCTTCCACAATCACGCTGTCTGGCTCCCAGTCCTTTGTCTGCTGCAAGGCCATCTTCTTTAGCTCGGGGAACTCCCACTTGCCCCTAATCCGGTTAAGCAGGATGACGTTATCAACCCCCTCCTCATTCTTCCACACACCCCATGTCTGGCACACCGAGTAATCTGACCGCTCCTTGGTGGTCAACGCGGTATCGTAAGACTGCACAATAAAGTCCACCTTTGGCGGGTCTTCTTTCGGCCACCACATAATATTATCCCGCTTGATAATCGCAGCTTCCTGTGCTGTGGGGTTCTGCTGATACTGTGCGTTCCACTGCCACGCAGGCATACTCGCCTTAGTCCGCAAAAGGGATTCCAAACTCCACTGCTCGGGCCACAGCGATTTCTGCAACATCAAGGGCGCGTCTACGTCAAACTCTTCGTGTTGCGTTTCCGCAACAGGGTTGGGGGTCTCAATAATTGCGGGGAACTCGAACATCTCGTACTGGTCGCCGTCTTCGTTCAGGGTGCCATCTTTCAGCAAACGGCCAATAAGATCACGCTGGTGCCAGCGGGTGTGCAGAATACATATCTTGCCCCCGGGCATCAGACGAGTTCGTAAACCAGCACGGAACCACTCATACACCCCGTCAAGACTTGTCGTATTCCCCGACTTGATATCCTGCTCGGAAATGGGATCGTCCAGCACAATCAGGTGGGCACCCCGGCCAGCAAGGGCACCGCCCACACCTGCTGCGTACACCTCGCCCCCCTTGGTTGTATTCCACTTGCCTGCGGCTTTAGCATCGGCAGCAATAGCCACCCCGGGAAACATCTGCTTGTACTCCAGTGTCTGCATTAAGTTCCGCACCTTACGCGCCATATCTACAGCTAGGTCACCCGTATGGGAGGCCACAATCAGTTTATGGTCCGGGTGCTTCCCAAGATACCACGCAGGGTAATAGATAGAAATCATTTGGCTCTTGCCAAACCGGGGTGCCATACTGACGGCAATACGATCCTTGGACCCAGCCTCAACCTGCATAAGCAACGCACCCAACCGCTTTAAGTGAACGCCAAACTTGTACGCCCCATCTACGGCTGCAATAAACGCCAAGAAGTCTGTCCGCGCCAGATGCGTGCGCTTGCGCTCTTCCAACTCATCCAGCAGGGATAGGGTTGCCGCCATGTCTTCGTGCGACATGTTCTTGATATTGCCAAGCAGGCGCTTGACTTCTTCGGCCTCAGTCATTGAGTAGCGTCTGGGGGGTTACTACACCAAAGTCATCCGCATCAAAAGTTTTCATCAGGCGTTCTCGCAGAAGTTGCTCTAGCTCCTCCGTCGGCCTGTGCCGCATGGTTATCTCTGTCTTATCGGTGAACAGCCCCACATCAGATATCTTGCCAAGCAGTTCGTAGCACTTGATCCGAATGCGGGGGTCTGCGTTTGTCGAATCGACAATTAGCTTGTTTGTGACGTAGGTACGCAGTTGGACGGCTGACTGCACAACCACTTTGTCGTATTCGTCCAAGATTGCTTTGATGTGAACAACCGTGCCGGGGGACGAAAGGATTGTCGCCGTGGGTTGCTGAGTGCCCGTGAAGATGGAGTGCGCTGTGGCAATGTCGTCGTCAGTAACCTCGATGTCATCGGCAATCTCCGCAAGACTGTTGAACGCAGCATTTATACGTGCTTGAAGGTCTTCAAACGTAGGTGGGTAACCCGCATAGGGAATATCGGTGTCGATATCAGGTACTTGCATTGTTCTATCCGCAGCCATAAGGCGATATGAAATTATTACATAAAAATTTTTGGTATGTGTTTTATTTTGATGGGGGGTGTGTTTCCGGGGACCGGGGCTTGATTGTGTATAGGTGCGTCGCGGCTTGGTTTGCAGAATTTTTAAGGTGCTTGATTGTGTATAGGTGCGTCGCGGCTTGGTTTGCGTGGGAGCGACGCTCAGAGTAAATGCGCGTGGGACTCCGACACATAGGCGGGCTCCCCGGGTGCGGGTGGGTCGGCGCTGGCTGGACAATCTAACCATTAGTTGACTTGACAATGTATAGGGTTTGAGTTACATTATGGGTGTCGGTGGTTTAAGTGTTTGTATCGAACGCACTGCCGACATGGAGTTACTCTCATGGTCAAGTCAATGTTTAATGCTAAACCCGTCATCCTCGCACTGGAAAAAGGCGATCAAGCCACTATCAAAGCAAGCCAGCAAGTTGCTATCATCTTTAATCAGTTCATTGACGCGCAGCGTATCAGCGGGCTCACGAAGGATGCGAAGGGAGCGAAGGTTATCGGGACAATGGTACGCGAAGGATTTGCCGATTTTGTAGCAACTGGCGCAATTCTAAAATCCACGGCCTCAAATTATGCGACTGGCGCGGCCCGGGCTTTTTATCATGGTGTCGAATGGACACCGCGCACATTTCAACAACCGGAACTGGCGGTCCCTAGTGCCACAACGGGAAAAACGAAAGTATCGGGGTCCGTTAAAACTACCGATACTAAAGCGCTGGTCAAGACCCTTTCTAAAGCGTTAGAGCAGGCCCGCATAATGCAGCAGGATGCTACCGCATCGGGTATCGTTGACTTGATCATTGAACTTGACCCGGACTTCAAGGAATCAGCAGAGTAAAAACAAGGGCCCGGGAAACCGGGCCCGTTTATAAACCCCTATAGGAAACCACCACCATGCAAGTCGAACAAATTAATAAGGTCTGGCCTAATCTTAAGGTCGAACAAATTTCCACCCAATACGGGCCCGCCGTGCGCCTGACAGGCAAAGGTGCAAAGGTAGTAGCTAACACCTTAGCACGGGAAAACTATTTAAACGGATGGTGCGATACTGCATGGCGCGATATACGCCACGGTCTAGGGTATTTAGTACCGCTTTACAATAACCCGATGGCCTCGATCGTCTGATCTACTCGCCACCCCGAGCCGCCGCAAGGCGGCTTTTTTACGTCCCTACTTACCCATGCCCGCACTGCGCGGGCGGCGTCATAGTAGTCCACGGCGCGGGAGAGAGAGCGAGAGAGTGGGAGAGCGGGGGTGCGCGGCAGGCTGCACAGGAGTCACGCATTGCGGCATCTAACCGTTAGATGGGCGGCGCGGCGGGGCAACT